GGGGACGAGAAAAGTCGCATTTATTAAAAACGCCAAAAAAATGAATGGGTTAAAACAAAGTCGGAAACGAATGCATTAGCAAAGTTTATTTAGACAAATGATTAAGGGCACTCAATAACACTTGTTCTTCCCCTGTCAATTTTTGAAATATTTGACATTCATCGAATTTTATTTGAAAGTGTTTATGTGCAAAATTTTTACACAATACAGAGACCCCTATATCTGTGATTAATATGTCACAAACTACACCTCCTTGCGTAAGAATTAAATTATCTGGATCAGTTAAAGGTATCCATCGAATAAATTTTCCATGTTTGATGTCATTGATTTCATCAACATATTTATACAAACGCAATTTTTTCATATAATCTTTTATTACATTATGTGATAATTCTAACTCTTCCAGGACATCTAATTTAATATCTTCTAATTGAGATGTGGTCATTTTGCATATTTGAGCATTATCTTCATTATCTAATGCTTTTAATAATTTTTCAATATTCATGAGAATATTATTATTATTATATAATTTTTATTTTTATATAATAATATGGTTATATCTTTTTACCATGCAGATCCAAATCCACTTCCACCCAATACTTCATTCGCGGCCATTATCATACCTTGTCCCATACTATCCATTCCAGGACTAGCTGCACCAGGCATAGATGTATTATTATTTTGGTACATGGAATTGTAATCAGGTTGCTGTTGTCCAGCAGATTCAGTAGGCAAAGAGCTTATTGAAGTGGTTCCTCCCTGACCCATTCCACTTCCTCCACCCCCGCTATAAAGTGCCACCATTTGTGCATCATTACCTTGAGATATGGGTTGAGACACCTTCACATTCCCTGACCCCTTTTTACCCTTTTTCTTTTTATCGTTAGAATCACTTTTTCCATCCCATAACTCAACAACTCGATCAAATAATATACTTACTTTCTCTCCTAACTTTGTCTGTAGACTCAAAGTAATCATCAACACCGCTAAAATGATATAAGTTACACTAAAGTCGGGGTATTTTTCACCGCTATAAGTTGGAATATACGTTATTATACGATTAATTAACAATATTCCGATAAACATAACTACAACTTGAATAATAACTTCTGCTAAAAGTTCCATACTACTTTTTTCTTCTTCCGCTTCAGGAACGTATTTTTGCATGACCTTATTTAATATGACTATGGGTGCAAGTGCAATAACAGCATATTGTATTATATTTAACATTTCTGATTTTGATTCATCTTCAAAATTAAATACATGTTTGAAAAAACCCATATTAGATGATATATTTTTTGCAGTTTCGTCCAGACTTTCCATATGTTTTATAAATAGAAATTAAAATAATAAAACTAATAATTAAATGAATAACATAAAATTTTGCTAAAGATTAATACAATATAAGACTTGAAATGCAAAAGGTTTAAAAACAAAATGTGTATAATTTTTATTAATGAGTAGTAGTGCTAGATCAAATGCTGCAGCTAGAAATCGTCGTGCAGGCGGTGCCGATGCATCTCCACAAAATGGGTCAGGACAACAACGACCAAATTCATTTCCTGGACAGCAACAACAACGACCTAATTCAATGCAAGGTCAACAGCAACAACAAAGACCCAATTCAATGCAAGGTCAGCAACAAAGACCCAATTCATTTCCTGGAGAGCAACAACCTCGAGGCATAGTTGTCGGACAACAAAACATTCCTGCGAAAATGACTATAGGAGACGCAATTGGATTAATTACTATCAGATTGGGTCGTGTCGAAAATGCTGTAGCTGATATACAAGCAGATATGCCATCTGTTGATGAAGAAGGTAATTACGTTGAACATAATCCTAATCCAAACGCTCTCATTATTGATGAATCAGTATTTAATAGCATTGTTTCCAGAATTGAAACAATAGAGACTGCACCAAAACAAACTCCAATAGTTCAAACTACATTTACATCATCCCCCGTATATGATAACAAATTTACACAACTAACTACACAAATAGATATTCTTAAAACAGAAATAGGACAAGTGAAGGATTTAATGTTGCAATTACAATCGTTTACTATGGAAACAAATAAAAAATTAGCTACTATCGCATTTAATGAAGAAGTGAAACTACAATCAATCCAACAAAATAACAATATAGATGCCTCAAATTTTACTCCAACTGATCAAATGTCTAATGAAGGTGAATATAATATTTTAATTGAGGTAGTTGGAGGACAAAATGTAGTTGATATGAAGGAACTAATTCAACAAGAATTAGCAACAACACTATTGTGTGAAAAGGATACTAATGTTAATGCTAATGAAATTATGATGTCTGCCATGTAATTAGTATAAATAGTATAAATAATATGTATATGTTATACATATGATTTCAACTGCATACAATAATAAAAATGCTACAACACTAATGGATATAAATGATATTCTTACTCATTTATGTAGTATAAAAAATGGTAGTATATTGCTCGACTATAAATATTTTAAACCATGTGCTCGAGTAGAAAATTACGGAGTAATTTTAAAACACATTATTGAGACGATTCAAACTATTTTGCATGAAAAAGAGACATTTGTTATTCATATAAATTTACAATCTCTTACCTTAAGTGACGTGGAAAAATATTATAGTTTTATACAAATAATATCAGAAACGATGAAAAATACATTTCCTGATAAACTAGACCTATGCAATATTTATAATGCTCCTTTTATTTTTTCGCAAGTGTTTCGTATCATTTCTTTATTTATTGATAAAAAAACGCAACAAAAAATGAAATTAGTCGATATTCCTTCGGCTCTCGTCTACGGAATATAATCGAAAACGAGAGATATAAATTATGTATCAAAATAATTTTATAAAAAATTGATGTTTAATAAACAACATATGTTATATGCATCATATAAAACCAATCCATCTACCTATTAGAAAATGAATCCAAGAGCCATAACATTTGTATTACGAGCATTTATGTTTATTGTTATATTACTATCAATGCATAATATTATCTCGTTGGTTAAAAATAGTCAAACATATAAACACCACTCCATAAATATAGATAAAACATTAAATATTCCATTTATATTCGATTTACCGCACCAAGCACAAATTATTTTGAATAAGGTGAGCTCACTTGATAGAAGAAACCCGGTAGCTTTAGCGAATGAGGTTAATAATACCATAACAACTAATAAGATTACGATAAAAATACCAGATGTAAATACAGATCCATACTTTTTACACATGTTATTTATGTAGTCCACATAAAATATATTATATCTACAAATATATTAAATCGATAGTGTCATATACTACTATTATGAAACTATCCATCACAGAAAAATCAAAAAAAGATATATTTATTTCACTTTTCCAATTATTAAAAAATTGTTCTAATGTGATTACTATCATTTTCAATACAGATCACATTTATGTTCAAGGTATGGACAAAGCACATGTTTGTTTATTTGATATTAAAATTTTTTCATCATGGTTTGATATATATGAATATAGTTCAACCGATAAAGATCATATATGTGTAGACACAAACATCTTTCACAATGTTTTCTCTATGAATCAAGAACAACATACTATTTTCATTTATTATGAAGGCGATCCTGATACTATTTGTATCGATTTATTAAATAAAACCACAGAAGGAAAGGGTGATTTTAATAAACATTTTAAAATTCCACTAGTAGAATTAGAAAATAATTTAATGACTATACCAGGCGATACCGAGTATGATGCAGAATTTTCCATTAATTCTAAAAAAATCCAAGAAATATGCTCTCAACTACTCATTTTTGGCGATATCATGCAGGTGAAATGTTCGGAAGAAAAAATAGATTTGAGTTCTACTGGAGTAAATGGTGAGATGATGGTTAATATACCCATAGATGATCTATTAGAATATTCCATTTCCGAAGGCGAAATTATTGATATTTCTTATAGTCTTAATTTTATTCAAAAAATGTGCATTACTAATAAATTAGCAAGCGAAATAGAATTTTCAATTAGTGGTAATTTTCCTATGAGAATAAAATATAAACTGGATGAAAATAGTTATGTTACGTTTTATATTGCACCAAAAATTTGCTGCGAGCCGTAGGTGAGTGATTGAACTCCGACGGATTTAATGACGAATAGATTTATTAAGGCAATTTAAAAATTAATTTAACAAGTGTGTATAATTACTAAAAATTTATTATATTTTTTTATTAGTTAACTTGATGAAAATAATTATTGCCTTTTTTATATTTTGTTTAGTGTTATTTTTTTACCTTCATGTACAATTCCATTTAAAAACGAGTAACGACCTTGAAGTATTTGAAATTGAACAAGCATCCAAAGATAAATTGGAAGAAATATGTGATCTTCGACAACCAGTGATATTCGATTTTGAAAATGACCGCATCATTCAATCTACTAGCAAAAAATACATATTAGATAATTATCATGCATTTGAAGTAAAAGTTAGAAATACAAACGATACTGATTATGCCAGTGAAATTTTCATGCCATTGCCCCTTCATTCGGCTGTTAAATTATTCGACGAGGATAAAAAACCCGCTTACTATAGCGAAAATAATTACGATTTTCTTCAAGAAACGGGTGTTATTAAACATTTGCAATATAATGATGAGTTTATCCGACCATATATGGTGTCCAATTGCAATTATGATATTATGATGGGATCGGAAAATACAACGACGCCATTTAGATATGAATTGAATTACCGGAATTTTTTCGTGGTTACCCAAGGATCTGTCCAGATTAAGATGACGCCTCCACAAAGCTCCAAATATTTATATACTGCTTACGATTATGAAAATTTCGAATTTCGATCTCCTGTAAATCCATGGAAGGTACAACCACAATATTCGGCGGACTTTGATAAGATGAAATGTTTAGACATTACATTAACACCGGGAAAAACTATTCATATACCAGCTTATTGGTGGTATAGTATTAAATTCGGAAAGGATTCTAGTGTATCGTGTTTTCGATATAGAACTTATATGAATAACGCTGCTATTACCCCTCATATTGCAATGTACGCTCTGCAAATCCAAAATATCAAAAGAGACGTTGCCAAGAAACATGATATTCGTAATCTAAATAAAGAACAACCTAGCGATAATGCTGCTAATGTTACCAATAATGGTACCGATACTGATACCAGTTCTGATAATGCTACTAATATAAATGACTTACAAAAAGGCACTAATAATCCAGAACCAGTAGTATCTGAATACGAAGCTGCAACTACTATTACTCATTCAGACATATAATTTATAATATTATATTATATAAAATGCCTTATGGTAACTTCTATTACGGAAAAGATGGCTTCTTCTTTAAGAAAATGACGGGTGGATCAGTAAGACATAATCCGTCTCTTGGACTAATATGTAATCAGCCTCAAGACGTCAATAATAGATACGTTGCTGGTTCTGGTGTTGGCGCGTCTAATATTGCAAATCGTCGTGCCAAATTATTGCACGCATCAAAGTACAAGATAAATTATCAAGCGGGACAAATTATTAGCAGACTAGGTCTTTATCCTATATTGACCCCGTTACACCCTTTAGGACTAACTAATATATTATAATAAAATTGATTGCGAATAAAACATAACGTTAATATGATAAAATATATTATATTAACAAATAACATCTATGATGACGACATATAAAGTACATATTAATAACAGGGATTATGC